CAATAAGTTTCTGTTTTGCATCTACCTTTTCTTTAGTGAGTTCTATTTTGTGGTCGATGTCTTTGATATACTCTTTCGCCATTTGCAGTCTTCCACGTACAAGGGTATTCATTACAGAAAATACATCTATATCGAGTAAGTTCTCTACCACCAATCGTCTATCTTTTGTGGAAAGTTTCATGAATGGAACATAATTTGAACTTCCCAATATGACAACTTGGCAAAAACTCTTATATGTCATTTTTAATATTTGTTCTTCAAGAATCTTTTGATAATCTTTTGATTTAGAATCTTGGTCTAACATTTCACCGTTCTTATATATCTCAAACTTCTTTGGTTTAATGCCACGAATGATTTTATAATCGTCTCTACCTAAAGAGAATTCAATTTCAACTTCACAATCTCTTTCGTTAATCGAATTAACAAGAAGTGGTAAATTAATTCCCCTAAAGGATTTACCAAACAATGCAAATGTAATAGCATCTAGCATAGTAGATTTGCCTGCACCATTCTCACCACTTACAAGTGTGGTATTGTTCTTCGTTAAATTCACAGTTGTTTTGTAATTTCCTGTTGAAAGGAAATTCTTATACGACAGTGTTTTGAAAATTATAATGTCAAACTCTCCATATAAAGGTCACGAATAAGTTGTTTCATTCTATCCTTATCTTTTATTTCTTCTAATGCATCCACTTCATTGTTTATGAGTGTAACAGTATCTTGCGCCAAGTCAAGAATTTCTTCTTTAGTCCAATCTGAACTGTCAAATTCTTCCACTATTGTAATCTTTGCCACACCACAATCATACAACTTATCCATAAATCTTTCAAAAGAATATGGATGTTCTTTGTGTTCGACATAGATTTTAATGTATGCGCCATTAAGATACTCGCAATCAAATTTGGAACTGTCAACAGGACCAGCCGAATCGTTGTATGTTACCGCATGGAACATCTTGTGTGGATTGGGAATGAATTCAATCTCTCTTGTATTGGTATCTAATATATGAAATCCTTTTTGTTCATGCAAGTCCGAAAAGGTAATTTGGAATTGGGTCCCAAGATAATAAATGTTGTCGTGTTCTTGACGGCAATGAAAATGCCCCGTTAATACCTGTTCATATCGTTCAAAAAGTTTTGGGTTCATTCCTCCGTCATACTTAACACCACGCATCACATCATATCCTTGTAGTTCAAGGTGCCCTATAAGAATAGGAGCGGCTGCTGTCTTGATAAAATTGATTGATTGGTCGTAATTTTCTTTACACACCCAAGGAAGCATTGCAATATCCAAACCATCAAAATTTACTACTTCGGGTTCTTCGTAAAGTGTTAGGTCGTTTGCAAACAACTCACGGGCTGAATTGACTTTGTTTGTGTTTCGATAATACACATCGTGGTTGCCAAGTATACAATGCATCTCAATACCTTCTTCTTTTAGTTTCCCAAAGAATCTGGTTCGGACTTGGTTTAGAATAGAGAAGTTTACAAACTTCCGTCTATCCATCAAATCTCCTGCGTGTATTACTGTCTTTATATCGTTCTCTTTGAGATATGGAAAAAACACATCATCAAAGAACTTCATAAAGTAATCAAAAAATAATTGTGAGTCACCTCTCGCAGAGAAGTGGGTATCATTTATCAGTGCTATCTTCACTTTTTTTGCCTTTTAATACATCATCAAGAGAAGACTTTTTACTCTTCTTCTTTTTCTTCTTTGGGGTGAATTTTTTAATGTCTTTTTCAGTAAGACCAAAATAACCCCTAACCACTTGGTCATCATTTTTTTCTACATCAGTATTTTCAAAGTAATTATCATGATAATAATTACGAAGAATACCGTCCTTATCTTGGTCCTTTATACACTTAAACTTAATATATGATTGCTTCTTTTCTTTTTCTATTCTTCTCAAAAAGGCGTAATATATTATCTGTGTAAAATAAGAAAACGGATTCTTGGATTTTTCTGGGTCAAAATTGTGTGCATACATCAAACAATTTTCGATGCCATCGCCAATCATGTCATCTTTATATGCATAGTTCATAAAATTGGGTTTGAACGCCAGATGTTCTGCAATTTTGAGGAAACATTCACCAATATAATCAGAAACAGGTGGTCTTATATCACCTACATTTTCTGCTTCAATAACTAAAGTTTTCCATTCAGACATCGCCTTAAAGAATTCCTTATTATCAATATAATGTGTACTGTTTTTTGCCATTAATAAATCTTTACTTGTATATAATTATAACACAATATATTACGATTGCAATCAATTATTCTAAATAATCCTCTGGGTTATTAGACCAATCCGTCCATCTCGTACCAAAATCTTCTCTGTCCGTTTCATCTCCAGTGTAAATATCACTTATGCCATCGTCCTTTATGCCTCTAAGTTGCTTCATAATTTTATCCATGTCGCCAGATTCTATCATATCCCGAATAATTGATTCTATTATAAAATCTGGGTTGGTTGACCAATCTTCACCGCTTTCTCCATCAGAAATACCCAAGGATTCTAAAAATTCCTTTGGCACATCACCAAAATTATAATCATCGGTTGCATCCGTAATTTGATTTTCACTTGGGTCTGTGTCGTCTTTTTCTTTTTGTAAATCATATAGTTCAGACGATGGTTGGTCTGGTGTTAAAAATGTTGCGATATAATCCTTGGGGATGTCTGTTGTGATTTGGTCTGTAAATTGCAACCAATTTTTAAGCACCGTAATCTCTTTTTGTCTACCCAATCCGTCCATCATAACAATAGTTTTAAAAACCATTGGTCGTTCTAGAACCAATTTTCCCTTCTGTTGACTCAAAATTCTGGTGATTATTTCTTCACCGCTTTTTAATTTTAATATTCTATATGCTGAACTCATTTAAATTTCCCCTACAATTTAATTAAAACACTATTATGTTCAAACTTTTCCCTATCATATATTTGAATTCTTTCTATCAAATGTCTATATGTGTGATTTACATATTTCTTATATCTTAAATCATCACTTATATCATACAATTTAACCTTATCCTTTGTGTCAGTTTTTCTTAATCCTCTACCTATTGATTGTAACACACGAACAACAGAACGAGAAGGTGAAGAAAACACAATATTATTTATATTCTTTATATTTATACCCGTAGAACATGTCCCATAGGATGCTACCAATACTGCATTTTTTTCTTTTTCTAGAATGGACCGTATTTCCTCTCTTTGATTGACCTCTGTTTTTCCGTGAATTAAATATACATTCTTATCTGTACATTTCTCTTGTATACTTTCAAATAAAGGTATTCCGTGGTCTTCGACATAGTTAAACAACACAAGGGTGTTTCCTTTAATACTACAAGTCAAATTTACTATAAAGTTATTCCTTTCTTTATTATTTATTATCCATTTGATTTCTTCATCATACTTTGCTCGTTTGATTTCTTCAATATTATTTATTTTGTATTTAAGAGTAATACAATCTATGCTTAAATGTGACAATAAACTCTTCTCCATTAATTCTTTAGTGGTTGTAATGTTATGAACTCGACCAAACAAACCTTCAATAACCAACTTATGTGTTACAGAATCATCAAGAGTTCCTGTAGTACCTATACGATATGGACACCTATCAAGTTTTGTCATAATGGAAGTTAATGACTTTGCCTTGAACAAATGACATTCATCACCAAACACGGCACCGAACTGTTTGAAATAAATTTCATCCATTTTATATATGCTTTGCCATGTGGATATAACCACCCTTTTATTTGTTTGTTTATCTTGTCCTGCAAATATACTATGGCAATGTTCTTCTGGATTCCAGTTTGATTTGTCTGCATAGTCAGAAAAATCGCTATACATTTGTGACACCAATCCTGTGGTGGGGACAACTATCAATATTTTTTTGTCTTTGGGGATAATATCCAAATAATATCGAACCAGTGCATATATCATTAAAGATTTGCCAGAACCCGTTGGTGATAATAACAAACATCTATTTTTGTTGAT